ACCGTCAGGCAAGCACGGCTTATCGGTCAGACCCCATGCTTGATTGTGAAAGAAGATCGTCAGCCAATCAGGGTTTACATCGTCTGGAACGGACTCTTAGGCATGGGTGCTTATGATTGGGACGACTTCAATTGCACGGCAGGGATTTCGATGGAGTTGTTCTGTGCCATTTTGACCGATGGTGTTGACCAATCAGTTGACGATTGATACGCTCCGCTTCGTGAGATGCGAGGGAAGCATAGTATATGCATAAGCATATAGTATGCAGAGCATATATATGCAAAGCATATGCTTTGCTTATCTAATGCTTATTTTTAAATACTAAGCATATGCTATGCAAAGCATATGCTGTCGTATTTATTGTGGATAAGTTAGTCGGAGCCAAGCTCGATATTCATTAGGTTTGCCAAGCCAATGGCGTTACGTTCTGTTTCAAGTTGAACGATCTCAACACTCATGAAGATGTCCAACGCATTCCAATCACGGCAAACATCTTGTGCGTCTTTCTTGTAGCCGCGATATAAGAATTGTTCGCTACCATTTCTTTTGTAGCCAACGACTTTGTATAGATGCATATTGCTTCTCCTGATGCGGATGGGTCAGCTTGGCAACCACGTTGCCATAGGTTGCCGACAGATCTGGTCTGACGACTCTAAACCCTGACTTGTTTCTTGTGATCCACATAGAACCATGCCCGATCCGCATAAGGCGGTATCGGGCTTCGTCTAGTGCTTGCTCTGCTGTTTTAAAGATGGCTATCGCGTTCAAAGAGTTTTCTTCCTATCCAATCAATTGTGCCAAAAAGAATAAATAGCCCCGATAGCCAAAGAATCAATACGAATGCACTGTCCATTACGCACACTCCTTGTAGATCTTGAATGCGTCATCGAACCTCATGCTATTCAAAAACTCATGGTCAGGTCGTGCTTTTTCTGCCATAGCGATGTGTTCTTTGGTAAGCGACTTCACGCCCTTCATGCTCAAACTGTAGAGCTTGCCATCCTTTTGATAGACCATCTTGCTCTTCAACAGACGCTTTAGGTCACGCCCCTTGAGGATGTCTTCGACAAGATCGCCAACAACGATATCGATGTGATTGGATATTTCGCCATATTCAGTTTTGATCTTTGGTGTCTTCTCTTTGATGAATGTCATCAGTGCTTTGACATCATCGTAGGTGAAGGGAGCAAGCGGATGAAAGTGGTCGCAAGCACCTACGCCATCGTTTGATGCTTCGGCAAAGCGTTTGCCATCGACGTACAGTGTGGCTTCGTAGCCGTGCCATTCGATGCTTCTAAAAGTTCTGAGGTTCTTGATTTCAAGCTTTGGCATTGATGTAAATTCCATGATTACTCTCCAATGATGATTTGTTCTGCAATGAGATTCTTACGCAATAGGCGTGATTTGACGGTAACGTGTTGACCGACAAGGTTGTCGAAGTTGATTCCGTAAACCCAACCCGCATTCACGGGTGTCAGGAACTCAACGTCAGGTGATTCCCACAGTGCTTTGACTCCTGCACTGACGCTTGTGTGCATTTCAATGCGATAGCGTGGGTTGCCACTCCGTGAGTTGTCTTCGCGTGAAACGCGACTGATGATCCCTTTGTAATCCATTTGTTGTTGTCCTCTGTAGCGATAGGGAAAGGGGCTTTCGCCCCCACCTGATTAGACGAATTGCGTCTCTTTATGCTCAACAGCGTCATCAAGCTCTTGAGAGATGCGTTGCAAGGCTTGGTCTTGCTGTTTGTTTAGGTTGAATCCTTCGGTGCGGACAACCTTGAGCAAGGCAGACAGTAGGATGCACTCATGGTCAGTGAGGCAGACGTTTTTAGCAGTACGGTCAACTGTAGTCATAGTGTTCAACTCCTTTGTTGTGTGAACAGTTCGGACTCTACTGATAGTGACATCTCCTGTCAACTTATTTGGCAAATAATTATATAGAAGAGCAAAAAGCCTTATAAATCACGGTCTGCAGCTATAGCACTACTCTGGGATTGCGATACAATTGGCATGACATCGGTTACCCCAATGAGATGTCCCTGATCCCAGGGTGTCCCTCGCCCTGGGTCTTTTTTAGAGGATGAGAAATGCCTAGAAAACGCCCTAGAGTTACCAGCAAGCAGATGGAAACGATTTGCGAGCAGATTGCAGAGGGCAAATCGCTACGCAAAATCTGTACTACTGATGAGCTCCCAAGTTGGAGAACAGTGCTGCGACACATCCAAGAGAGTGATGAAGCGTATGAGCAGTACAGCAAAGCTCGAGCAATTCAAGCAGAGGTCTTACGCGAAGACATTATCGACCTGGTTGAAGCTCCTCTACCTGAAGACCCGAAGCTCGCTCAAGCTGAAGTGCAGCGCAGACGTTTGGAAGCTGATCAGAAAGATAAGTTTATTCGCCAGGTTCAGCCCCGTGGACTCAGAGATAAGGCTGAGGACAAAGCAGAGATGTCAGGAACGATAACGCTGCGTTGGGGTGATGCAGAGGCTAGTTGAAGCAAGATAATGGCTTAGAGAGCTTCTGTGTGGCTCTGAGAGGTACAGAAGGGAACGTGTTTAACCTGGGATCTGAGTGATGTGTGATTGCGTGACGTTCAGTGTTGATGCGGTGTTGAGAATGATTGGGTGTGTGTGGAGCAGTGTGAGAGTGCTTTCCCTGTCATCATTCACGCGCACGAGACTTTTGGAGCGTCGATTTAACATAATAGGAATTATGCGACAAGCCGACTGTAATGAAATCAATGACTTAGCCTTAGAGGGGGGCATAAATAATTTGATTTGCCACCCCCATACCCCAAAAAAGTGGGCTGGCTGTGCTTAGACGATAATAGGTGCATAGGAGTGTCTGCCACACAATGACTGAGATTCACATACCCTACAAGCCGAGACCGTTACAAGGTCAGCTGCACAACAACCTGCAAAAGCATCGTTGGGCAGTGGTGGTGTGTCATCGTCGTTTCGGCAAGACAGTGATGGCGATTAACCATCTGCTGCGTGATGCAATCCTGACTGAGAAGAGCAACAGTAGGTATGCGTATATTGCGCCTACCTATCGCCAGGCTAAGAGCGTGGCCTGGGATTACCTAAAACAATTTGCTGGCGCAATTCCTATGGCGAGGTTTCATGAGACTGAATTACGTTGTGATCTACCGAATGGAAGTCGGATTCAGTTGCTTGGTGCAGAAAACCCGGATTCATTGCGTGGTATCTACCTTGATGGAGCCGTTCTCGACGAGATGGCTGATATGCCTGAGTCCTTATTCCCAGAGATCATTAGACCTGCTCTGTCGGATCGCAAAGGCTGGGCGATCTTTATTGGAACGCCCCGTGGTCATAATGCGTTCTACGAATTGTATGAAGCAGCGTCAGGGCAAGACGATTGGTTCACTGCGTTATACAAGGCGAGTGAGACAGGCATCCTAGATGATGAGGAGATGCAAGCTGCCAAGGCGATGATGACTGCTGACCAGTTTGAGCAGGAGTTTGAATGTTCTTGGGTGGCTAACGTACCGGGGTCTATTTACGGCAAGGACTTGCAAGTCGCTCAGGAAAACGGGCGCATCACTGAGATACCTTATGACCCTGCATACCGAGTTGATACCTGGTGGGATTTAGGTGTAGGTGATTCTACTTCCATCTGGTTTACCCAGACCATTGGCAGGGCGGTCCATGTCTTTGATTACTATGAGAGCCGTGGCGAAGGGCTGCCGCATTATGTACAGATCCTGCAGCAGAAGGGGTATCTGTATGGCACACACAACGCTCCGCATGATATTGAGGTGCGTGAGCTTGGTTCTGGTAAGTCTCGCAGAGAGATCGCTTACGACCTGGGGGTCAACTTTAGGGTTGTCCCCAAGCTACCTGTAGAGGACGGGATTCATGCAGCCCAGTTACTGATTGCTAGGTGTTGGTTTGATCGATCAACCTGCAAGCATGGGTTGGAGTGTTTGCGACAGTATCACCGCGCTTACAACGAAAAGACTCGTAGCTTTCGGGCGACACCTGTACACGATTGGTCTTCTCATGCAGCTGATGCGTTTAGGTATCTCGCTGTTGGTATCAAGGAAAATCGAGAGTTTTCTAGGCCTCCGCAAGCTTTTGCGGATTCCAACTACAACCCACTAGGAGTAGCAATGTAATGGGATTTTTGAAGCCAAAGGTGGTTGCTCCACCTCCTCCACCTCCTCCACCACCAGATCCGGTGGTTAAGCCAGCAGAAGCTGTTTCGACTGAGGCAAGCAAGATGCGGGAGAGATTGAAAGATCCAAAGCGTGTATCACGCAAGAAGACCATTGCCACCAGTGCGCGAGGCGTGACGCAGGATGCACCGTTGGAATATGCGTCTTTGATGGGCAGTAGTCGTGCTAGTAACACCAATACTGGCTGAACAGGAAAGCTCTCGGGAGGCTCTTCTGAGTGCGATGTGGAAGTTTCATTATCCTTTTGCGGCAGCGCATGAGGAGATCTTTCATAACGCAACAGTGTTTACCTGTTGTCACGGTGACGACCTGGCGGGGTTTATTTGGTTTTACAGATTACTTGAGGACGAAAGCATTTGGTCCACGCACGTTCTGGTTGTGGATAACTATCAGAAGCGGTTCTGGTCGAGATGCTTGATTGATTCTATTTTCGGATGTGTTTACTGCCTTGGCTGCAGAAGCGTCCGTGTAGAAGGCGATTCGATTGATTTCGCCATAAGGTTGGGTGCGGAGCCTGATAGGGATCGCGCTCATTTTCAACTGCCGTTTATTTGGAGAAAGAAACATGGGCGGAGTCGTAAGCAAAGTCACCAAGCCTATTCGCAAGGTGATCAAAGAAGTTGTGCCTAAACCAGTTAAAGAGGCAGCGGAAGCTGTTGCTTCACCAATTATTAAGGAGCTTGCTCCAGATACTTCGCGTGGAATGGGTGGGACTCAATTAGCTGCAGCACAAGATTCGGTGAAGAAAACAGCAGCTGGTGAAGCGGCAACAGCAATGACAGCTACCCCAACTGCACCAACACGCCAGGTAGCGCAGACCGGAGCAGGTGCGTATGACAAGCGCAGACGCCGGGGCATGGCTACCAGAACTCAGAGAACCGGGGCGCGTGGTGTACTTGGTTCTGCTCCTGTAGAGCGTAAGACAATTTTGGGGGGCTAAATGGCTGACGTACTTGCATCCCAGATAATCAAGCGGCTTGGTTCGCTTGAGAGTCAGCGACAGGTTTGGGAGTCGCATTGGCAGGAAATCGCTGATTATGTTGTGCCGCGCAAGGCAGACGTAACCAAGAAGCGTACTCCTGGGGACAAACGAACTGAGTTGATCTTTGACGGGACTGCAATCCATGCAGCAGAACTTTTGTCTGCTTCATTGCATGGGATGTTGACGAATGCAAGTACCCGGTGGTTTTCACTTCGGTTTAGAGAAACTGAGTTCAATCAGGTTGATGCTGCAAGAGAATGGCTTGAGGGCGCAGAGAACGTCATGTATCAAGCGTTTGCGCGGTCCAACTTCCA